TTGCCGCCAATCCACGCGGTGTTACGGACCCTCTCCAGCGCACCGCGCAGGTCGTTGGCGTGGGCCATCCAAGACTGACCAAGAGTGTTCGCGCTGTCGGCCTCGGACTCCCACGCCTCCGCGTGCTCGCGCGCCTCCGCAAGCTCGGCCTCCAGCGCGGCGATGCGGGCCTCGTAGCGGGCGGAAAGGCAACCGCAGTCGTCGTGGTGCGTCGTGTGTTCGTTCACTTGTCCACCTCGTTCGATTGGCGGGACTCGCGCCCCGCTGTGTCCACCGTGGTCACGAACCAAAAAGTCGTGGTCGTGTCGTTCGTCGTGCTCCACGTCAGCCTGCGCCCGCAGTCGGCCCACGACAGCGGGATTTCAAGCGTCATCTTCATGTCGTGCGGTCCTCCCGCCCCGGCTCGATGATGTACACCGGCCAGCGGTTGACGTGTCTCTCGTCCGGCTCGAAGCGGTTCGGCTTCACGCGGTTGAAGTCGATCTGCCGGAACTCGCGGACGATCATCTGCGCAAGCCGGTCCACGATCAGGTCCATATGCCGAGACAGGTCGTGCGCGTTGCAAATCCATGCTTCCTCGCACGTCGCGAACAGCGTGAACCTGGTCGAGAAGTTGCGCGGCCCGTACTCCATCCGGACGCGCAGCACTTCGCGCGCGGTCGCCTCGGCGGCCTCGGTACGCGCGGTCAGCACGGCGACCTTGTGCTCCATCTCGGCCTTCGCCTCGGCGAGCTTCTTCTCGTAGAACGCGCGCGCGTTCGCCTCGGCGTTGATCGTGTTGCGCTCAAGCGCGCCGCGGTATCCCGCGCGCAGGCGCCTCCGCAGGCTGCGAATGTGCGGGGCGTTACCCCACCATCTTTTCGCCATGACTAGCCCACTAGACCGAGCGCAGCGATCGCACGTCGAAGAACCCTTCGAGCGTCGGCTCGGTCCTCATGATGTAGCGCGCGTAGTACGCGCGCAGGTTGTTGTTCAGCTTGAACTCGTCGTTACGCCTCGTCTCGACGAACTCGAGCCAGCGCACGATCTCGAACAGATGCGCGATGCCCACCTTGCGGCCGGCGCGCTGGTATCGCTTGGCAAGAGTCACGAGCCGCTCGTACACATGCGGGTTCTCGGCGTTGAACGTCGCGAACGCTTCTTCCAGTCGCATAGACATGCCGCCTCCTGGTCAGGGTGAAACGTGGCGGGGGCGCTGACCGGGCGCCGGCCTTTGCGATGCTCCCGAAGCTCGCGCTGGCTTCTCCCGCCACTGCTGCTACGACAGGACGCTGGTGGTCTTGACCTCGAGCTTGAACCCCTCGAGCTCGGCGTCCGGGTCGTCCCGGCGCAGACGCTCGAGTTCGGCCTTCGCGTCCGCCTGAATCACCTTCACTTCGAGCAGGTGCGGGTAGGCGCGAGCGGCTGCCACCAGGTCCACGACGACCATCGTTTTCACCGTGGTCTGGTGCATCTTGCCGAGCCCGCCCTGCACGACCTTCGGCGGCGGCGGGACGTACACGCTGGCCTCGGGAGCCACGTCGTCGTCGTCCGGCACGTTTCCGAGCGCCACGTCCTCGGCGCGCTTCTCCGCGTCCGCAGCCGCGCGCGCCTTCTCCTCGGCTTCCAGCCGCCGCGCCTCCGCCTGCTTCCGCATCGTGAAGTCGTCGTACAGCGACTTCACGCGCAGCATCGCCTGCTTCAGCAGTTCGAGGCGCGTGTTCGCCAGGCTGTTCGCCGCGTCCATCGCCTGCTTCAGCGGAGCGGTGATCGACTTCCGCTGGTCGTCGAGCTTCTTGTGCGCCAGCTTGCACGCCTTCGCCGCGTCCACGAGCTCCTGCATCTGCTCGTCCGTCTGGACCGGCTTGGCGCTCATGATGATCTCGACGAGCGCAGTCGAGGCGGACACTTCGCCGTCCTCGAGGATGCGAGCGACTCCGCCGCGCGCCGCGGTGACGACGGCATCTTCACGGTTGCTCATGATCTCCCCCACTCGCCCATGTCGATGTTCGCCTCGGCGTCCATCTTCTTGAACGACTTGTTCAGGATGTCCGCCGCCAACGGATTCCCGTCGATGGCGGCCTGCGCCAGCTCGGCGCGGGTGCGCTCGAGCATGTCGATGGTGTTCCACGCCTTCCACGCGCCGATCTCCTCGCCGTGCTTGTGGACGGCGAACAGTTCTCGCACGCGCTGCTCAACCTTCTGCTCGACGTGCAGTTCGATCTCCGCGTACTCCATCGCGCCGAGGCGATCGAGCAGCCACCGCTTCAGGCGGACGATCACTGGTCGCGCTCCCCTGGGCGCACCGGCACGCGCGGGTCGTTCGGTTCCTTGCCGCCCTTGTACGCCGGGTTCAGGTCGCGGTAGCCGCACTCGCGGCACAGCGCCTCGAACGTGTCGGCGTCGCGCTCGCTCACGCCCAGGTCGATGAGCTTGCGGCGGAGCTTCTGCTGCGCGGCGCACAGGTGGAAGTCGCTGAACGCCGTCTCGTCCTGGATGGCGACGGTGACACCCTTCGATTCGCTGACGTAGGGAACTGCGTACTCTCGATACATTCGGGAACTCCTCTCGGTCAGAGATGAAGGCGGCTGGCCTGCATCGTTGCCTTCTTCACCCGTGCTTCGCAGGGCGCGCGAGTCCTGTATCCGCCCGGGTCGAGTACCAGCCGCCAGTGAACTACGAACGCTGCGCGATGGCCGGACGGCCACCGTTCTTGTGATCGTCGAGCCGACGCATGACCGCGTGGCACAGCGCGTAGGTGCGCTGGGCGTCCAGCATCTTGTTCGGGTCGGTCGTCTGGAAGAACGCGAGCGGCTGCACCATCGTGTCGCTCGCCATGCTGCCGATCTCGCGGAGCATGTCGGTGTTCGTGAACCACATCTTCGTCTTGTCCTTCTGCGACGGCTTCACCACCGACAGCGGCGACTTCCAGACCTTCTCCAGCTCCTCGCACAGCGACAGCAGGAACTCGGGGCTCTGAAGCTGCGCCTCGCGCGCCGCGTCGCCGGCCTGCTCGTCCGTGGGCTCGAGCTCGTCGTCGGAGGCTTCGGGCGCGGGCTCGGATTCCGTTTCCGCCGCGGGAGCCGGAGTCGTTCCGCCCGCAGTGCCCGCACCCTCGTCCACCACCGTCGCGTCGCTCGAGTCCTTCTCGTACTTCGCCCGGAGCTTCTGCACGCCGAGCCGCCAGTCGCCAGGGGGAACTTCCTTCGCGCTGGCGTAGCGCGTCACCACGCCCTCGATCGTGAGCAGCTCCTCGAGCAGCCCCTTCATCTTCTCGCCGCTGCGCGTGTCCCAGCCGTGCTTCTTCGCGACGGCCAAGAACTCCTTGTGCCAGTCCTTCCCGGCCTCCTCCGAGGCGGGCGCCGGAGGGGCCGCGGGCGGCGCGGGGGAAGTCGCCTGCGCCGCGGGCTCCGTCGCCACGCTCTCGGGGAGGTCGTTCAGGGCGTCGTCGCCCACGTCGGGAGGGGAAATGCCCATCGTCGCCGAGGGGATGCAGCGCCGCGCCGAGCGCAGCCACCACGACTTGAAGATCATGTCGTCCGGCTGCGTCTCCCACGCCGACTTGTCCTTCACGAGCCCGGCCTTCGCCGCCATCTCAATCGTGTACTCGGACTCGTAGCGCGGATGGTCGGGGCTCGCCTGCATCCAGCCGCGGAACTTCTTCCCCGGCACCTGCTCGATGACGCCCCAGCGATACCGCGGCGCGCGTTCCTCGGCGACCGACATGAGCCACTTGTAGTCCCAGCCCACGCGGCCCTTCGGCATCGGCATCGCGTACTGGAGCGCCTGCACGGGGTCGCGGCCCATCGACAGCGCGATGAGCATGGCGGCCTGCACTTCCTGGCCGTTCTTGAAGCACTCGGGGATGAAGCCGGTTCCGCGCCCACCCGCGTACATCACCACGGCGAGCGTCTTGAACGCTTCGTACCGCGCGGGCTCCATGATGAGCGCCATCGTTCCACTGAAGCGAGCGTCCGTGGGCGACGGTGCATCGGAGACGGGAGCGACGGGAGCGATTTCCATACTCATGGTCGTCCTCCAATACCAAAGGGGAGCCGAATCCTCGAGACGGGGGGCTAGTCCCATTCCCGATTCATCGACTCCCCTTCAGCCCCCCGCGAACACACCCTATGCCCGCGGGGGCTTGCTGTCAAGCCCTACTTTCGCTTGAGCAGCTTGGCCCCGTCCTGGAGCCACTCGAGCACGTTCTTCAGCCACGAGTGGTGTCCCACGGTGACGAGGACCGGCACGACGGTGCCGAACACGGCCGCGCCCACGGTGCTCACGACCGAGCCGCTCGCCGCCGCCTCGTAGGCTGCGGAGTGGATGCCGGCCTGCGGGAACGCCGCGGCGATCGACGCCATGACGAGCTGCGCGGCGCCGGCGAGGATGGAGGCGCCCATCGTGAGCGCGGGGATCGCCTTGTTGATCGTGGCGCTGCTGCGGTTCCACACCCAGGCGCCGATGACCATGAGCACGGTCTTGTTCATGGGCGTGTTCACCCAGTCGAGCGCGGCGGTGATTGCTGCGAGGACGTGTTCCACGGCTACCTCCTAGCGAGAGAGAATGCCTGCCGCGGCGATCGCTGCGGCGCAGACCCACATAAGCGTAACCAACGCATTTCCGATCAGCAACCGCTGGCGTTCCTCCGGAGTCATCATGCTACTCGTCCTCCTCGTTGTAGCGACTGGCGGGGCACCGGGCCTTGTGCTTCTCGTAGTCGATCACGAGACGGTCCTTCCACTCGAACAGCGACTTGGTGGCCTCCTCGAGCTTGCTCACGCGGTAGTTGTAGAGCTGGTTCTGGCCGACGAATGCGAGGACGAAGAATCCCACCGTGAACCAGAGTTTCGGATCGTTCACACGCTCTCCTGCTCCCGATGGACGATTTCGATTTCCACTTTCTCACCCGACTCGATGGCCTTCGACAGCTTCGCGAACAGCGCCCTGTACGCATCGCGCGAACGCTGGACCGTGGCGCCCACGCGCTTGAGTCCCACGAGCAGGCACCCATCGGTGTCGCTCGTGGTGTTCCCGGGATGGATGCGGATGCCCTCGAACCCGGGCACGTCCAGGATGTGCGGCATGGGCTTCTGGAACCGATTCGAGAAGTCCACCGTGACGGCGTAGGTGCCGGCGGGGATCGCCGTGGCTCCGGCGATCTTCTTCCCCGCGCGCACGGCGTCCTCGAGCACCCAGCACTCGAACGCGCCGTCCACGAACAGGCGCCCCATCGTGTACTCGGTCGCGAACTCGATTCGCTCGAGACGAAGTTTCATCTCCGCCCTCCACCCATCGACGGCCGCTCCCGCCTGCGGAGCGATCCGGAGCCTTCCTTCTCGGGGTCATGGATCGGCATACGGTACTGCTCGAGGATGTCGGGCGCCACATCCGGAACGGCGAGGATGTGCTGCGCCTTCAGCTCTGCCGGCATCCCGTAGTACGCCGACTTCACGTTCATGAAGTCGTAGGTCCAGCGCAGCTCGTCGGTGTCGAAGAACTCGGGGTTGAGCTCGAGCACGCCCTTCAGCGGGCGGTACGCCATGCGCGTGAGCAGACGGATGCCGATGTCGTGCGCGAAATCCGCGCCGCCGCCGAGCACCTGTCCCCAGTCCTCACCCTGAATCTTCTTCACCGCCATGCCAGCGAGCGGGCCGCCGGCCATGAGCCCGCGCTGCGCGCGGAACACCACGCCGCTCTCGGCGGACCGCCGCACGCGCTCGAGCCCTTCGCTGTCCGGGTAGATGATCGAGAGCAGGCCGATGATCGCGAGCGCCATGTACGGCGAGTAGCCGAGCATGAAGTTCGCGCCGAGCAGCGCCGTCGCTCCGCCGAGGATGCCGGTGACGAGCATCTGTCGCATGTACCGCTTCGACCACTCGCGGTCCCAGTACGTCGCGCCGCCCTTGCGGAGCCACCCGGCCATTCCGCCCGGCGGCCCGTAAGGCTCGTCCGCGCCGTACCGCGGCGCGTCGTACACCGCGTTGCCGGACGTTCCGCGCATCACCTTCGGCTTGCCTTCTCCGCCGCGCAGCGCCGTGAGCGCGGCGCCGGCAGTGCGGCCGAGCGCGCGCGTCGGGCCGATCTCGCGATGCACCAACGTCGAGTTCGGGAACGTCGAGAACAGGCCGATGAGCGTCTTGTACCAGGCGTCGGACATGGCCGAGAACTGCCCGGCACGGTCGTAGTAGAAGTTGGTGAAGTACTCGTCGAACACCACCGACGAGATGACGGAGGTGTGGTCCGCCAGCTCGCCGCGCAACGCGCGGATCATCGCGTTGCGGTTCTCGAGCGTGGCGGCGACTTCCTGCTCCACGATGTCGGTGCCGTGCCCGTTGGCGAGCGCCTTGTCGATCGCCGCCATGACCGAGATGCCGCGGATGACCGTCTCCGCTCCCATCATCCAGTTCGTCGCCACGCGCGCGATCTGAACGTCGATCGCGTGCTGCCCGGCTTCGAGCCGCTCGAGGTACTGGTCGAGCTCCTGCGCGAACCCCTGGTTCAGCTTGCCGGCGTCCATCATGAGTTCGTCCGGCGTGTAGTGCGCCGCGCGCATCATGCGGTTGTACACGGGGACGGAGAGGCGCTGGTGGTGCCGCAGGTACTCGGCCGCGGCGCGAATGACCTGGCGCTTCGCCACAGGCCCGTACCGACGCAGCCCGCCGAGCATGTGGCGCAGGCCGTAGTAGGTGTAAACGTGCGTGAGCAGGCCCGTCATGTTCACCGCCGTCGTCGCTACGGACAGGCCCACCATCGACTGCGCGAGCGCGCGGCTGAAGAACGAGACGAGCGCGGTTCCCGGCTTCGCTGCCGTGCGGTTGATCCGGTTGCGCTGCTCCAGGTACGCCGCGATGGAGTCCTCGGTCGTCACCTTGCGCCCGGCCAAGCGGCGCAGCTTCACCTTGAGCCGGAGCTGCTCGTCGGCAACGCGCTCGAGGAACGGCGTGAGCTTCGCGTTGCCGAGCCCGTAGGCGTGCCCGTCGAGCCCGACGTACACCTGCGCGCCGTTCGGCGTCGTCTTGCCGAGCGGAGCCCACTTGTCCGGCTGGGTGAAGTTCACCGTCGATCCCGGGCGCACATACGCGAAGCGAAGCTCCGGCTGCCCCTCCACCTGCATCCGCTCGATCTGCTCCTTCGGAACTCCGGACAGGGCGGCGGCCTCCTCGATCGTCCCGATCGGTGAGACGCCGCCGCCGAGCTGCGCGAACGTGCGGAGCCGCACGCTGTCGTTCATGTCCTGCGAGAACTTGCTCTCGTTCGGGAAGCACCACCGCGTCACGGCCTCGCGCACAGCCGTCGCGCGCTGGATGTCGTAGCGCGCGTTCTCGGTGGACAGCCACTCTTTCGCACGCGCGAGGAACTTCACGCGCGCGCTGTAAGCCGCCGCCCAGTTGTTGTACGCGAGCATCGCCACCCAAAAGTCGTGAACGTACCCGTCGTCGCCCTGGCGGTGATCCGCGAACCGCTTGTTGATCTCGCGGCGCTCCTCGGGGTCCAGCTTCCGGTTGTGGAAGAAGTCCACGAGCGACTCGGACTTCCATTCCGCGGTGCCGTCGAGCAGGTGCGTGATGTAGTTCGCCCGCCGCTTCACCGGCTTCAGGCCGGCGACGGCGTGCGCTTCGTTCACGATCCCGAGCAGGTTGTCGAGGTGCGCGCGCGCTGCGACGAGCGACGGGCGCCACTTCTCAAGTAACTCCGCGACGCCCGGTTCGTTGCGGCGCTTGTCCCACTCCGGCCACTCGCGCGAAGCGCGGTCGGGCTCCTCGAGCGACTCCATCGCCTTCATCGCCAGCACGGCATGGGGGTAGTACTGCTTGACCTCCTTGATGAAGTCCGGGCCGAGCGCGTGGAACAGCTCCTCGTCGAACTCGTTGCGCCCGCCGTCCAGCTCGGCGCGCATCTGCATGAACGGGCCGCGAAGCTCGGGCGGCATCACGATGAAGTCGCCCATGACGGCGCCCTTGCTCGTGGCCGCCATGCGGTACAGGCCGTCCTCGCTCGCGGGGTCCAGCGGCATGATGTCCTTCCGGAGCACCTTGCCGCCCTCCTTCACCGACACCGTGCGCGCCTTCCGGCCGGCCCGACGAGCAGCAGTCGCTTCCGCGTTTCGCACGAACTCGCGCGAACGGTTCACGAACCACCCGAGCACCGGGTCGAGCGCGCCAAAGCCGCCGCCCATCGGAGCCTGCCGAGCCCACTGGCCCAGCGTCTCGTTCACCTTCTTCGCGATCGCCGTCAGCTTCGAGCTCACGCTCTCGCCAGTCTCCGCAGCCTCTCCGACCGCCTTGCGGTATCCGGAGCGCGCCTCCTCGGCAGCGTCGGCGACCTTCTTCAGCTTGTCCCACACGTCCTGAACTACAGCGCGCTGCGCGTCCGGCACCTTGCTCGTGTCCAACGCAACGCCGCGCTGTGCCGCATTGATGGCACGCTCGAACGCCTCACCGACTTCCTTCTTCTTCTTGCCGGAGTTGATCGCTTCGACCAGCGGACCGAGGACAGCGTTCGCCTGCTCGAGCGTCTGCGCCTCGTGCAGCGCCACGTCGCCGAGCGCGCGCGACCACTCGCGCGGGAGCGCGGCCTCGACGCCGGCTGCGATCGCCTCACGCGAATACGCCTCCCCGCCCAGGTCGTCGATCCACTGTTTCGTGAGCCATCCGACCTCGCCCGCCTTGAGCGCGTTCTTCGCCACGAAGGCGAGGATGTCGCGCTGCGCTTCCGGCGTCACGATGTCCGGGTACTTCTCCACCATCTTCCCCAGCGCGTTGCCGTGCGGTGCCTCGAGATGACCCCCGGACGTGAACGACGGGATGAGCGCGGGGTCGAGCTGGTAGAAGCTCGGCGTCGCACCCTTCGGCACGTCCTTGTAGGCGCCCACCTGCTTCTCGATCGCATCGATGTCCACGTCGGCGCGCGCCATCCGCACGGGCATGATGAGTCCGGCGAGCTTCCCGCCGCGCTTCACCACGAGCGCCGACAACGGCTTGCCCTCGGCCTGTTCGAACGTGATGTCGTTGCCCAAGTACTTCCGCAGCATGTTGTAGTACTCGGGCTTCAGCGCCGTGACATGCTTCCAATCATCCGAAGCCATGACGATCTGCGAAATCTCGTCTTCCGTGTGGTTGCGCGGGATGCGAATGACTCCGCGCGGGATCACCGGCGTGTTCGCGTCGGTGGGGATGACTTGCTCGGCGGCGGGGTACTCGCCATCCGACTTCCCCGGCCAGTCCGGGGCGAAGTCCTTCGCCATCGTCGGCTTCAGGAGCATGTCGCGGAACACCATCATGTGCCCGTCAGTCCACACCGAACGATTGAGCCCCTTGAGCGGCGGCGACCAGTACCCGATCTGTGGACGCGCGGGTTCGTTGAACGGCTTGTGCGGAGCGAACGCTTCCGCCGGCAGCACGCCCTCCTGCCCACGCTCACGCCGCTCGCGGGCGGCTGCTGCTTCCGCCTCCGACTTCGCCGCGGCCTCCTTCTTTTCCGCTCGCTCTGCGACGTGCTCGCGGATGCGCTCGACCATCGCCTTGCCGGACTCGATCGCGTCAGCGACAGAGCCGCCGACGTTCACCCTCAAGTCGAACTTCCCGCTGTACAGGCGGTTCTCGCTGATGATCTTCTCGGCGATGCCCTTGAAGTGCCGGGAGATCGCCGTATTCGCGAACTCGGTCGGAGGTCCGTCCGTGCCCATGTCCTGCCGGTACACGGCGCGCCAAGTGTCCTCGACGAGCGCATCGACCATCTCGGCAGGAACGCCGGCCGCCTCGATTTTTGCGCGCGCCTCCGACTTCGCCGCCCCGTTCGCTTCTTCCTGCGTCAGACGGCCCAGCTCCATCGCAGAGATGATTCGCGACATCGGCGACAGCGACTCGTTCACGAGCCTGCCCGTGTGTCGAATGGCTTCTGCATGACGGTGCGACTCGACCAGCGGCTTCTCGAGCTCGGAGATGCGCCCCATCAGGTTGCGGATCGTCTCTTTCGCGTTTCGATAGTTCTCCGAGCCGTACTTGTACCGGCGCTGCTTACGCATGATCTCGTCGAGCTCGCGCTGCAACCCGGCGTGCTCGGCGACGCGCCGCTCATGCGATGCGATCGCATCGGCGCGCTGCTTCTCGTTCATCGAAGGCTCGAAGCCCTTCAGCGCCTTCTCGAGCGTCGAAGCCATCGTCGAGCTCGCGGCCGGCTTGGCAGGCTTCACTCCGCCGATCGGCCTCGGGTCGTCGATGACGAAGTACCCGTAGTCGGGAACGCGAACGCGAATCTGCCGCCCCGGGAGGTTCTCGTCCATGATGCTGCCGACGGTCTTGGCCCACCCGTTCCCCGACGGCACGCGCCGGTAGAACACCACGCGGCCGTTCTCGAGCATCTTCGGCGGAGCAGGCGGACCCTCCGATCCGCCGATGGCCGGCGGTGCAGGGGGCGCTGGCGGAGCAGGTGCAGGAGCAGGCGGGGCCGCTGGCGCTGGCGTCGGCGGCGTGGGCGGAACGACAGCGGGCGTCGCGCCAGGCGCGTCGTCGCCGGGCTCCTGCTTCCCGGTGAGCGGCTCCCACGAGTCGAAGCGGTACTCCTTGCCGTCGATCTTGATGGGCTTCCCGCCACGCCCAGCCGTGATCGTGTTCGCCTTCTCCTCGGCGGTCACTTCCTTGAGAACTCCGATGTGCGCGAGGTAGCGGTTCAGCGCGGTGCGCTCCGCGGGCTCGAGCAGCTCGGAGTCCTGCGCGATCTCGACGAGCGCCTCCTCGCGCGTCGTCGGCTGCTCGCCATCGTCCATGTCGCCAGCGTCGAACGCGGCCTGACGGCGCTCCACGATCTCGTCGATCCGGTCCTCGATCGACTGTGGCAGCGTCGGCGCGTCGGGCTCGCCAGCGGGAGCGGCAGGCGCGGGCGGAGTGCGCCCCAGCCAGTCCTCCACGAGCGAATCGGGCGCGCGCTCGAAGCGCAGGCCGGGAGCCGACACCCGGATCGCTTCTTCCTTGCTGCCGAACTCCATGTGCCCGGACGGGCCGTGCTCGTCCACCGTCGTGACGCGCCAGCCGTCCTTGATCGTCGTGCTCGGGCTGAACACATACAGGCGCGACCCCTCGGAGTTGAGGAACCCGTAGGTTCCGCGCTCGGGCATCTGGAGGTCGAACGCGCGAACGCGCGCGCGCGCAGCGGCGCTCGTGGCGGCCAGCCGGTCCTTGCCCGAGAGCGACTTGTCGCGCGCCATCGCGTCCTGCTTCTCGTACTCGGCCTTCCACTCCTCGAACGTCTCGGGGGACTTCGGCGCGGGAGTCTCCGGCGCCGCGGCGCGGAGCTTCGCCATGCGCTCCTTGAACTCCGCGAAGCCGAGCCGCCCTTCCAGCGCCCGCTGCATGACCTTCGCTTCCGGGTCGGCCTTGTCGATCGCAATGAGGTCCGGGTCCGTGCGAATCACGTCGGCGTCGCGCTCGGCCTCGAACGGCGTGTGGATGGCGTCCGGGGGATACCCCTCCTGCCGGCGTCGCTCGATCAACCACTCGGGGGCGCGCTTTTTCTCCGGCGCCGCGGAAGGAGTCGCAGGAGCCGCCGGCTCCGCCGTGGTGGGCGTGGTCGCCGCGGGCTGAACCCCTTCCGGGGCCGGAGTCGTGGCCGGGGGCGCCGCCGGCGGCGGGCTGCCCGCCGGGAGCTGGATGGCGCCGCGAGACACCGGCGCCGTCTTGCCGCGCACGGAGCCCTGCGCGCGCTCCCCGAACCGTTCGGTGATGCGCCGGGCGAGCGCGGACGCGAACCGCTTCGCGACCCAGTTCTCCCGGTCGAACTCTGGAATCTGCCCCGCGCCGACGCGCGCCTCGGCGCGCATGACGGCGATCTCGGCACGGGTGATCTTGACGCCGTGCTGCTCCATCTCGCGCAGCAGCGCGGCCGTCCCGCGGCGCGCGACCGTCTCGGCCTTGCCCGGCAGGCGGAACGCCTCGGACATGCCCTTCGCGCGCTCGGCGAAGTCGGCTCCAGCACGCGCGAGCGCCTCGCCCTCGAGCGACGACGCGGACCGTTCGGGGAGCAGCGCGGGCTGCGGCGTCTGCGGCACGGTGCGCCCGGAAGTGGCGGCCTCGGCCAGCGCGCGCCCCTCCTCGGTGAGCGGCGGCCGTCCGGTGCGGACGATGCGCGACGTGGTGAGGCGACCGGGTTCGCCCCCGGCACCGGGCGCGGCGTCGGGGACCACGCGCAGCGTGCGCGTCAGGTCCGCGGCCGTGTCGAACGCCAGCGGCACGAGGCGGCCGTGCTCGTCCTGGACGAGCAAGCGGACACCCTCCTTCTTCATCGACGGGTCCATCTCCACGCGCAGCACCGTCGCGCGCCCGGTCACGGTGCGCGTCGAGTTCGACGGGTCCGGCATGTCCACTTCGACGAGCTTCCCGCCGAGCAGAGTGTTCGCGTGCTCGGTGGCCTTCTTCCGCCACGACAGCTTGTGAGCCACCTGCGGGTCGGTCGCCGGGATGGGCGGGAGCGTCATCGTGCGGTGCACGAGCAGCTCGCCCTTCGTGCGCTTGATCGCGCGCGCGATGGCGTGCTTCACGTCGTCCGCGCCCAGGTGCTCCGGCTGCACGCCGCGCGCCTGCGCGAACTCCTGCACGGCCTGGTTGAAGTGGTAGTTGAACGACTCCTGCGGGGTGCGCCCGCCGAACATCGGATTGCGGTCGTTCCCGAGCTTCTTGATGTTGGCGTTGGCCTGCGAGGCAAACTCGCGCTGCGACGCGAACCCCGGGCGCGCCTTGCCGTCCGCCGAGTTCGGGTGCGGGAACGTCCACTGCATCGTGGTCGCCGGCTTGCCGCTGATCGGTTCGGAGAACACACCGATGCCGCCCTCGGGGGCATCCTTCGGTCCACCGGCCTCCGGTCCCTTCGGACCAGGGAGGGAAGGGCGCGCAGCAGCGTTGCCGGCTTCGGGAGCGCCCCTCGTCCGCCCGCGCCACGCGCCCACGGCGTCGCCCGCGACTCCCGCGCCGAGCAGCGCGGCCGTGTTGACGGCCACATCGCGCCAGTCGGGGAGCTCCACGTCGTTCCCGGCGGCCTTGTTGAGCCAGTACTCCGAGTACGCCGACAGCGGCCCGAACGCCGCGGCCGATCCCACATGGCTCGCGATGCCGGCCGCGCGCTGCGCGCCGGGCATGGCGTCGGCCGCCACCTTGTACACCGCGGGCATCTTCTCGACGACGCTCGCCGCGAACTGCTGCGCCGCGGCCTGCTCCTCGGGAGTCGAGGCCGACGTGATCGCGTTGAGCGCCTGCTGCGCTTCCGCGCGCACCGGACCCGCCGCGGCATTCGTCGCGTTGCGGAGGTACTGCTGCATCACCGCGATCGGGATGACTTCCGTGGCGCCGCCGAGCACCGCGCCGACGCCCGTGGAGATTGCGCGCTCCTTCATGTTCTCGTGCGGCGCCATCGCGTTGTACGCCGCCATCGTCGCGCCGCCGCGCGCTGCGTTCGCCATCATGCCGCCGCCGGGGACGGAGCGCAGGAACGGCAGTCGGCGCATGAGCCCGATCTCGGAGAACGCGGTCGCCATCGAGCCCGTGATCTCGGCGCCCTTCTCCACCGGGCCGCGCGCCGGACCGACCAGCGCGGCCGTCGTGCGCTGGATGGGCCGCTGGTTCGTGTCGATCTTCTGGCCCGTCTGCTTCTCGTAGAGCCAGTTCGCGATGCGCTGCCCGCCCTCCTGCACGAACTGCGGCGTGGCGCTCGCCATGCCGGAGGCGAAGTGCACGACCGCGCGCTCGATCGCGGGGCGGTCGAGCAGTGGGTCAGGAGCGGACTGCGGGCCGGCGAGCTGCTGGGTCGCGGCGCCGAGCTGGGTCGTGCGGAACGTCCGCACGCTCAAGCGGTCGATGTTCTTCGCCACGATGTCGAGCGCGGCGCGGGCTCGCGCGTCGTCGTAGTGCGCGGGCAGCTCGAGCGCGAGAACGGCCTGCCCCTTCGGCGTAAACTCCGCCGCGCGAGAGGACAGGGTGCGCCCCTGCGCGTCGGTGAGCAGGTCGCCGATGCGCCGAGACGGCTTCTTCAGCGTCACCGAGGAAACGGTCGGCGCGGCCATCGGCAGAGTCTCCTAGTTGAAAAGCCCCTGAAGCTGCTTGAGGAACGGGTCGTCCTGCGCCGCCGCGGTGGAGTCGGCCTCGAAGCCGGATCGCAGCACACGCAGCGGAGCCTGCCGCACGGAGTCCTGCTGCGCCATCGCCTTGCGGTAGATGCCGGTCGCAACGCGCTCGATCTCCTGCTGGCGCTGCGCCTTACCCTTCGCGCCCGGGAGCCAGCGCCGGCCAGTGGCCGCCGCGGTGGAGTCCACCTGCGCCGCGGCGTCGGCCGTTGCGCGGTTCCAGACCTCGCCCTCGTTCGGCTGCGCGCCGATGTAGCGCAAGGCCGCGAGCCCGTCCGTCGCCGCGCGCCCGGCGCCAGCGCGGCGCTCCGCGGCAGCACGGATCGCGTCACGCATCGCGGCGCGATCCTTGTGCGCGAGGTTCTGGCCGCGCAGCGTCAGGTACTCGCTGCGTTTCATCGGGAACGGGAGAGGCTTCCCGTCCTCTCCGGTCGTGACCATCTCCTCGGGCTTCGGGTCGTTGGAGATGTCGTGCTGGAGACGCGCCGCCTGGTCGGCGGTCAGGCCGGTGAACGTGCGGTCGCCGATCGTCACGGACTGGTCGCGCGGCACCTGATCCGTGGCGGCCCGCGTCAGGTGCTCGATCTGCGCGCGGCGGTACTGCTCGTCGAGGTCCGCCTTCTGGCGCTTCAGGTTTTCCTCGCGCCGCTCACGCGCGCGCTGGAACACACGCGCACCGAGCTTCGCCATGAGCGCGCCGGTCGAGGCGTCGGCGCCGGTGAACGGGCGCACGCCGGTGGGCGGCCCGGGTTCGGCCGCCATCGAGTTCTCGATCGCCGTCGAGACGGGCTCCGCGCTGTCGAGAATCTTCCCGACGACCAGGGAGGCGATGTCGGAGATAGCCATGACGGCCTCCTACCGGGGGGACAGCGTGGCGCCGCGCGTGTCGAGCACGTTCATGTTGTTCGCCGCAACGCTCTCGGCGATGCCGGCTCCCGGCTTCTCCTTCGGCGTGCCGAAGAAGTCGAACACTTCGGGCGCGAGCTCGAGGATGGAGTTGAAGAAGCCGGCTCGGTGGGCGTTCGCCATCTCCATGTTCGATCGCGCGCCAGACATCTCGGCCAGCATCCCCTGAAGGTTCATGTTCGCTTCGCGCCCCTCGCGGCCGGTCCGGAGCCCGTACAGCGTGGCCTCCCGATTCCGCTGGAGCGCGGTGAGCGACTTCGACTCCTGCTGCCCGATGTCCTCGAACACCCGCTCGCCAGCAGGCGAGAGGGAGAGCCCCTTCGCCGCCAGACGCCCGGCCGCGCGCGAGCGCGCACCGCGCATCTCGGAGCCGACAGCCTCGGCCCCCTTCTGGAAGTTGGTGTCCGCGAACTTCGTGTCCTCGTTGGTCAGGTAGCCGGTGGGCTTCATGCCGCGGTAGCGATCGACGATGCCGCGGTAGTCCACAGACGGGACCGCCTGCTTGCGGTTGCCGAACAGGCCGATGAGCGCCGGTGCCGCCTTGAGCGCGAGTTTCGCTGCCGCAGCCCACATGCTACGCCACCCTTTCTCCACCGACCTCGAGAACGACGATCACGCCGTCCATCGAGCCGGGGCCGACAACGTAGAGGTCCACGCGGAGCGTGGTGTCCGTCCACTTCTCGTACTCCTTCGGCGACACGCTGATGTGCGGGCACGGCGACGCGCCGGCCGGAGGGATGATCTGGAGGATGCGCGCGTAGCCGGGCTTGCGCGCGAGTTTGTGCTCGACGGCCGCAACGCCGCCCGCGCCGTGCAGGCCGGAGACGTAGGCGAGCACGGCGCCGTGCTTGCCGATGGGCGCACCGTCCTTCATGAGCGCGGTGCGGATGCCGCCCTCGCGGAACACTTCGTCGCCGAGCTGCCCGCGGAGGAGCTCCGAAACCTGATCGAGAGTGAGTTCGGAACGCTGCGAGCCCTGGCCCTGCCCCTGCTGACTTCCCACGGGTGCCTCCTAGTAGTTCTTGATGAACGTGTACAGGATCGAGAGTCCGGACGAAAAGTTCATGGTCTTGGTGGGATGCACGTTCTTCACGTTCACGATGATCCACCGCACCGTCGCAGACGCATCGTACACATGCACGTTGATCTGGAGGTACTCGCGCGCGTTCACCGAAACGTCCACCGGAACCCACCCGAACAGCGCCGTGGTGGAGATGTGCGGAACAGCGTCCAGGAACATCGCCTTCGCCGGATCGAAGCTCTGCCGGAACTCGGTGGACACGCCGGGCGCCAGCGTCAGCAGCGTCCCTCCAAGCGGCGTGTTCGAGAAAAGCTGCACGATTTCCGAGTACAGCTTGTCCTTCGTCACCACGGCGTTCTTGATGTTGTCGGGAGAGCCAACCGCTCCGGCGATTCCGGCCGGGTCCGCCTTCAGCAACGTCGAGTCGATGTTTCCGGGCTCGATGTTCGCGGTCTGGATTCGCTTCCCCGCCGTGGTCGAGAACTTTCGCGCACTCAAGTCGGCGGCGGCGTACACGTCGCCGTCGGAGATGCCGCCGCTGCCCTCGGTGAACTTGGCGGCGAGGGACGCGAAGTTGGCGTTGACCTCCGACGCCTTCGCCTTGTTCCCCGGCCCGCCAGTGAAAGTGTATGGAATGGAAACAGGCATTAGACCTTCCTCCGCTCCGGCCGGAACCGGCCGTCGAACTCGAGTCCGCGCAGGCCGGTAGTCTCCGACGCCAGCCCGGTGATAGTAACCGAGAACCTTTTGCCCAGCATCCCGACAGAGATGCCGCTGGTAGTGCCGGCCACCTGGTCGTCAGCTCCCCAGTCGCCCACGTCCCACTCAAGATCGTCGGGGTACGTCGCCACGTCCTCGCACCAGTCTTTCCCGGTGCCTCTGGCGCGCACGGTGTCGGAGAATGCCTCGCCCGTGTCCGAAAGGATGGTAACGGTGTAGTCGGTCGCCGTCCCTTCGAGCGCGAGCTCCAATCGGTTCAGGTCTTTCCACCGCGACGGCGCACCGAAGTCCAGAGACGGCGGCTGGAACAAGAACGGAACCGCGCTGCCTCCAGAGTTGTCGCTGGCCCTGCGATCGTTCAATCCGTCGAGCGACGAGTAGCACTGGAACACCGCCGAACGGGCCAGCCCGTCCGCGGTCAGCAGCGTCGCTCCGGCAAACGATCCGTCATCCTGGTACAGCACGTCCTCTGCGTTGAACTCGGTGAAGTGCGCCCACGTCGAAGTGTTGAAGTCGTAGAGCAGCGCCTCGTTGTTGTAGAGCGACAGCCCTGCCGAGTACGTCATGATGAAGTAGCGGTTGCCGATGTTCGACAGCACGACATCCTCGAGTCGCGCATGGTTCACGTTCTCGATGTAGTGCCCAACCTCGGTCCATCCGAACGGAACCGGCGTGTTGCCCTTCATGACGAACAGGCCGTTGCTGTTGAAGAAGATGACCGTGGTGCCGTTGATCGTCGTCGCGGCGCGCGGCCCGGAACACCCGCCTGCGTCGGGGATGTCCACGACGTTGAAACTTTCGAGGTCGCTGCCTTCGAGCAAGTGCATGGAGCGGCGCTTGAACACGATCGCGCGCGCCCCCTGTGACACCATCGTGCGGATCGAGTCACCATCGTCGGAGCCGACGCGCAGCGCGTTCAGCGGATCGAAGTTCATGATGCCGAGGTAGCCGTCCGATCCGATCTCCCACGACGGGTACAGGAACGTGCCCTGCCACCCGAACAGACGGCCTCGGTACGGCTTCAGTCCATCGAACGTCTGCGGACCCGTGTACCACCCGTTCGTCACCGCGTCCCACAGCGAGTCGTCGGAAGCGGTGTCGTTGTACGTCGCGCTCGTTCCCGTGGCGACGATGTAGTACGTCCCCGAAGCGCCGAGCGGATCATTCGCCTTCGTGCGCTCGATCGTCCATCCGAGCCAGTCCGCGCGCCCCCCGGGCGCCGCGGACGGCAGCGACCCAAGCGGGACGGTCATGTTTGGTCCTGCGGTCGTCTGGCTGTTCGGAGTGCAGGCCGTCGCAAGGCTTGATCCATTGATGTAACGGTTTCGCACCCGGTAGTAGTGAACGCCCACGTCCACTGCTCCGCCGGCAGTCGTGGCCGCGGTGGTCGGACCGACAGGAGCCTGGAGCTCGACCTTCTCCCAGCTCGTTCCGATGTAGCACAGCGGCTTCAGTCCACCCTGATCCTCGGACACGAACAGCACGTCGTTGAGCTGTTCCATCCGCAGCTTCCCGCCGCCGAACGAGAACGGGAGCGACTGCGCGGTGTACGCGCCAGCGGTCACTTCCGAGATTCCGGTGTCCGCTCCCACGAAAGTCTTGTTGGCGCCGGCAGTCGAGAGGTACTTGCCGAGCGTGTGCGGCGGGTCCGCCAGCGTCGCGGACGACAGCGCGCGCGACCCGCCGCGGATGCGCGTCCCTCGCTTGGGCGAGAACACGAAGTTGTTCGCCAGCTTGCAGAAGTTCGGCTTCCCGATCTCCAGGTCGGAGATGTTGCCGACGATGCCTCTGCCGAAGTCGTAGATCGGAAGCCGGAACTCGATCGACTTCATGCCATGCCCCTGTACTTCCGCTGCCCGGACGCCGCACGCATCGACTCCCGGCGATCCACAGTGCGGTGGTCGATCTTCGATCGAATCTCGTCCTCACGCGCGTTCCAGAGCTGCTCCTCCTCGCGCGCGAGTTGGTCACGTTCATCGGCGAACAGCGCGTACACGACCATGCGCTGCATGAAGTACGACTTCAGCAGGTCCGGAAGCGGCATGTACGTCGTCGTCGCGTCGATCACCGGGTCCGGAATGGCGAAGTACGAGATGCGCCCGCCGTCCACGATATCCGCCGTGAGCGTCGCGCCGAGCCTGATGTAATCCTTGTCGGCCATGTACACGAGCGGAACCTCGGCCGCCGGCAACCCGCGCAGCATGATGATGTCCCACTCGTCGCGGAACTTCTCGTCGATCTTCTGGAACGAAGTCTCGACAGTCGGAGTCGATGAAACCTTGATCTCGTGGATCGACACCAGCGATTCGGGATAGGTCAGCAGGCCGTCCGAAGGAAGGTCGAACTCGTCCTCGTACTTGAGCGCGTTGTACTTCATGCAGATGTCGTTGAGCGCCAGCGTGGCGATTTCGTTCCACTGCGGCGTCTGGATGCGCTTGCGGTTCGGGTCGCCGATGTGTCGAGCCGCCGCCGAAATCACCCAGTCGATCAGGACAGCCATGACACCCTCCGTCTGCGATACCGAGTTGCCGTGCGCGTGCGGCGCCGGTACTGCGTCTTGATGACCCACGAAGATGTTTCGCCGGGATCGCCGCTCGTGTCCGTGGGCCACGGAGACGGGTATCCAACGAGCCACTGCCGATAGAGGTTCAGGTCGAACCCGTCGAACATATCGCTCGGGATGATGGCGTTCTTCGTCACGGTCGCGTTGATCGTGTCGCCGGCGCCTTCCGTCAGTTCCCACGCCACCGTGACGAGCTTCGCGCTTGAGTCCAGCCAAAGCGTCGATGCGCGGTACACGGCTGCGTGGAACTTCGACTGCGCGCGGCCACCGTTCAGCAGGGCGATCTGTCCGACCGTGGACGGGATGCAGAAGGCCGGAGACGTGCCATCACCGATGTCCACCTCCGCCGCCCCGTCGAGCGAGTACGTCCCGTAACCGATGCCTCCGTCCCACTCGATGAGCAGCGTGTGCCGAGCCCCGTCGGGCTGGATCGTTCCAGCGGTCGTGAGGATGACCGGGATTCCTGGCAGGTTCATCGCGAGCTGCCCAGCCGGAGTCACCCCCACCGAGATGATCTCGGTGAACAGGAATCGGTCGTGGAACGAGAACAGCCAGTGCGGCTCGTCGAGGCTCGATGCAGACTCAGGAAGTCCCGAGTGCAGCGAGAAGTCCACCGTGAGCGCAACGATGCCGTCGCCGACAAGGCTCGGGATGAGCTGCGACGATCCAGAAGTGTCGAGCGCGAACGCCCCACCGGGAACGCCGTTGGCTCTGATTGAGCACCTCGCGCTCACGGATTGAGCTCCTCGGGGAACACGAACTCACACACGGTTCTTCCGGCCGCCGCGTTCATCGCCTCGAACGCATTGTAGAGCGACTTGATCGCCCAGTATCCGGGGCGCGACGGACGCGCGAACCCGCCCGATCCGAAGTCCTGCACCGACAACGTGACGATGTTCGCGGCCTTGAGATCGTACAGCACGTCATCCTTCGGCTTGTTCACGTCCTCCCACGCATCGAACCAGAACGGAATCATGAAGTCGTAGTCGCGGTAGCGGTTCATCGTGAGCCCGTACCACCAGCGGTGATGCTCGTAGGCCGGGATCATGACCTGGTTGTATGCGTATGCGCTCGAAGGCGAAAGAGTGAGCGCGTTGCAGTTGTTCGACACTCCTGGGATGAGCACGGAATCCGCGCGCATGTCCTGCTGCAACGCCGACCCGGCAATCGAGTATCCGGTGTGGGCGAGGAACCGCATCGAAAACTTCGCGCCTCCTCGCATGACCACGGTTGCGGTGCCCTGCTTCGGAACCTTGTAGCCGATCATCGTCGCAGCCGAGAACGGACGCTGCGAGTTGTACATGATGGTCGTGAATCCCGCGCTTTTGATCGCGAACAGCACCGAATCAGGAGAGAGGCTCACGCCGCTCGTCGCGTCACGGAACGGGCGAGTGTTCTTCGGCGTCCAGTCGTCCATCGGAGCGACGAGGCACCCAGATACATTTTCACCGACAACGCTCGCAAGCTTTGCGCGTTCGTACCGGAGCAGGCTGTACAGCGAAGTGTCCTGTGGAACTCCGCTGACGAGATTGTACGGGCCGACCGCCACGGTTCTCGCTCGATACCTACCGAGAGGGTCAGCTCCATACGCCGGCGTCCCGGTGGAAACGTGGAGCGTGTCGAGCACCCCGCGCATGTTGGTCGGAGTAAACCTGACGTTCCCGAGCCGTTTCCACTCGTTCAGTTCAGAGGCGTAGTGGGCAGCCGAGTCCGTGTTCGTGGCGATCGTCCACTTGATCTTCGGGCAGTTCCTTCGCAGCGAGTCTCGCGTGTCGTACACGTTGTTCTCGTCGCCAGGAAACATCCCACCGCTGTTGCGGTAGCCAGATCGCGAGGCTGCGCCACGAAGCACGACGCTCGCCTGAATCTTCTTCTGCACGAGCCGCTTCCCGAGTAGCGAGTCGAGGTGGTAGATGCTCCACATGACAGTCGGGACATCGTACTCGCACGGAACTCGGTGGCTCGATGACTGCGAAGAATCGCCGAGACACGACGACATCCCGAACGGGTATGCGAACGTGATCGGCTTTGCCCCGGTGATGTGGTTCATCATCCGCTCGATCACGACGAACGTATCGAGCCCGGCGCCGTTTGCGGAAGGGTTGAACTCCATGCTGTCGAGCCACGATGCGACGTTGCTGCCAGGCTCACCATCGCTTTCGTAGAAGTACAGCGACGATGCCGTGTTTCCTTGATGCCGAAGAAGCCCTCGAAGCCCGCCCGCCGGCCGAGTCGTGTTCGGCGTCATGCCGGCGACGTATCCGGTGCTCCACCAGGCGTTCGCGCTGCCTTCGGGTCTGGTTGCCGTGACGAGCTGGCACGTTGTCCACCCGCGCCGGAAGTCGGCGGTCCCGGTAGTCAGCAGGCCGATCGAATCCCTTCCGGCCGAATCGCGCAACGCTTGGTTGGCCCCGGTCACTCCCATGTCAGACAGGTGCGAGAAAATCTCGAGCACGGGGATGGCCGGAACGCTTCGTCCATGCGATGCCTCGGTTCCCGTCACCGTGGCGCTGAACGTCAGAGATTCCGGGTTCCAGTACGGCGTGGTGTCTCCGAGCTTCCCGATTGCGTTGATGATGAGAAGCCCGTCGAACTGCTCGACACGAGCCGCGGCAGTGCCGTAGTCCCACACCATCTTCCCGGTGCGAGCGAACTCGGTTCTCATGGCCTCCGGCGGGGCATACGAATAGTTGATGCCCATGCGGTCGAGAAGCCCAGTGACCATGACGATCTGCTTGTCCTCGGTCGCACGGAACGACGCGAGCTTTGCGTTGCTCGATCCGGGTCCGTAGGCGCGCTGCGACGTGACGAGAAGTCGCGCGGGGACAGCAAACGCGGTGCTGGCTGCGATGAGCAGCGCGGCGACAGCCGCGACCAGGCGCTTCACAGCGGAGTCCCGATGAGGTGCATCGTGATCGACACAGACCCGGTAGAGCCAAGCGTCGAGGAAAGCACGCGAGCGCGGATACTCGTCGATGGCGAGTAAAGCTCCCTGCCGAATAGGCTCGTCAGCGGGATCGCGATGCCGTTCGGGAAGTAGTAGCCCGCTTGGTTCGCCGACACGGTGCTCCCGTGGGCGTTCCTGTTCGAGCTGATTGTCACGACGTACTCACCGGAGAAGGCGTTCCACGAAGGAACCGGAACTCCGGATGCCGTCGAGAACTTCGCTGCCGGGTATCCCCCCGGGGCATTGATGATGTGCCCGGAAACAGTGGTGTCCACCTGCGATGCCGCAGCCACAGATGTTCCCTGCTCGCTTTTGCCGTAGAGGTACACAGGGAACACGCTCGACGAATCCACCTGCCCTTCGAGATGCGTGCGAATCTGGATGGCGATGCGAACGATCGTCGTCGTGTCCGCCGCGCTTCCTCCGGTGTTCGGAACCCACGCCTTGATGAGCAGCATTCCGAGCCGCATCCGATGGGTGTCCTGCGGCGGGCACGAGTCGGCAGACCCGACTGCGAGGTACGGCTTGCTCACGCCGTCGCACTGGATGAGGTTGGACAGCGTGAGGTTCGCGTCGAGCGCCTGCTGGAGCTCCTCGACTTTCAGTGCTCCGTTGTCGGTGAGCGGTGCGGTGATGTTGACGGGTGCGGCGAACGCGCTGGAAACGAAAAGAGCCGCCCCGAGCACGAGAACGGCGAAAGCACCGAGACGGCGCATGTGAGCCTCCTGTGAGTGACGCTCGGCCGGCGGCGGCCCGAGTGCTTCGGGCACACCGCCGGCTCCGCGCTTCGATTACGCGGGGTTGATGTCCACGCCGACGTAGGTGGTTCCACCGATGCCGGTCGCGGTGCGGGAAATCAGCACCGTGCCGAGACGACGGCCGGGGACGAGAGCCGCAGCCGTCACCGTGTCGATGGAGCCCGCCGTGGCGCTTCCGGTCGCGTGCGCGCCGACCGCGTTCGAGGTCAGGCCGGTGATGCACTTCACCGCCGCCCACGTTCCGCGACCGAACACGCGGCCGATCTTGCCGGCGGGAATGTTCTCCCCGGCGACGCCGATGAAGCCGACGCTGGCCGCAGCCGCCACGCGCTTCGCTCCGACCACCTGCTTCGGAGCATCCGCGGTGGCCGCCAGGTCCCAGCGCGACCACACCGACGTGGCTTCGTCCACGATGACGGCTTCGCCGGCCGCGATCGTGGCGGACGCCTCCGCGTTGTACACCTCGATGACCTTGCCGGTGAGCATGATGCCCGACCAGTACTTGTTGCCACTGGCGTCGAAGAACGACCAGGGGCGCTCGAGATTCACGAACTGACCCATGCCAGTCCCCCTTCTTGATGGTGAGCTTCCTGCCGTGAGCGAGGAGGCGGCGCAAGGCCGCCCCCTGCTACGGCGAGGTCGCGGTGGTGTCGATGTCCGTCATCTTGAGGTTGCAGCGACGCTCCGAGAAGCAGAGCTGGCCGCGCCACAGGATGTACGCCACCTTGAGGAACTGGTCGAACGCCTGGCGCCACGGCATGAAGCTGAAGTCGCGGGCCTCGTGCACGACGAGGTTGAAGCTCGGCTCGTGCAGGAAGTACGCCTTCTCCTTCTTCGTGCTCGAGTTGCGGGGCACGTTCGGGTCCACGACGATCGTGGCGTTCTTGTAGGTGATGTTGATGAAGCCGGCCTTGCGCAGGTTGGTGTCCTGCTGCGGGCGGAAGCTCGAGTCGAGCTTCGTGCAGGCGGCCGACACGTCGTTGAACGCGCCCCAGTTCAGGAGCACGAGCGTCGGCGCGAGGCCGTCCGAGTTCAGGCCGATGTTCGCCCACGCCTTGTCGAACGGCGCCCAGTTCGCGTTCTGCACGAAGTTGCCCGCGGTGCCCGTCGTGTACGCGGTCGCGTCCGCCTGCGGACGCCACCACGGATTCACCGAGCTCGAGCACTGGATGCCGCCGTAGGTGTGGAGCGTGGAGGGCGAGTCGGGCAGCGCGAGCTCGAGGCCGGCCAGCGCCTTCGGGTTCGTGCCGGCCGAGAACAGGCCGTCCGAGCCGCCGAGGAGGGACACTGCCGTGCGGTTCGCGAGCTTCATCTTGCTCGCGACGAGCGGCATGACCATCTCCGGCCCGCGCACCATGTCCTCCTCCTCCTGGAGCACGGTGATCGGGACCACGGCGTTGATGGCGTAGTACTCGGCCGCCGTGATCGGGTTGCGGTGCCGCGTGTCGATGCGGTCGGCGCCCTGCCAGTAGGTGCCGCCGCCGCCCTCGGGCTCGAACGCGAGCGGGTACACGATCTTGCGACCGCCGGAATACTTCTCCACGCGGTCCTTCATGCGGTACCACGCCACGTTCGCGTTGAACACGTTGTTCCGCACGCGCGGAATCATCTTGTCCTGAACGTGGGTGCTGACCTGATCCCAGTTGATCGAAGTGGTCGGCATCGTTTCTCCTTGTGCCCTACGCTACCGCTGCGAGCCAGCGACGAGGCTGTTGCCCGCGGTCTTGGTGACGTAGTTGGCGATGTCCATGAAGTCTCCGCCCGAGCCCGCGTCGAACGGCTTTTCAGCCGCGCCGGGGCCGGGAGTGGCGTCGCCGATGACCACAGCCGGGTCGGAGGTCCGAGGGACGGCGGGGGGATCGCCCCCGGGCGTCACCGGCACACTCCGCCTTGACTCGAGCACTTCGCGGCCCAGCGCGCGGGCGGCGGACTCCTCGAGTGTCAGTGCTTCGGCCAGTGCCTTCGGCATCTTGCTGATGGCGGTCAGGGTCGTCACCAAGTCCGCCTCGCTGAATCCGGGGTACTTCTTCGAGAGCTCGACCGCATCGGCGATGAGGTTCTGCTCCGCCTGCTCCACGAGCTTCGAGTCCTGCTCGGCCGCGCGCTCGCTTTCGAGCTGCGCCAGCGCGGATTCCAGCTTCACGCCCTTCTCGAGCGCCGCGCGAACCGCATCCTGGATGGCCTGCGGCTCGTCGGCGAGCGACTCCATGATGGTGTCGATCTCGGACGGCCCGTGGTCGCCGGCCGCTTCCGGCTCGGCCTTCTCCGGCGTCTCCGGCTCCGCCGCGGGCGCGGTCGCGTCGGCGCCCGCGAGCTTCGCGAGCAGATCGAGCGTGCTCTGCATCTGCTGCGCGGGGGTCGGCTCGGGCGCCTGCTCCGGCGTGTCCATCGGAATGTCGAACTCGTTCGCTGCGGAACCGCTGACGTTCGTATCGCTCACGGCTGGTAGTCCTCGAATCCCGAGTCGCCCTCACCCGCGCCGGGCGCTCCGGCGGTGAGAGGCTCCTCCTCACCCTGCATTCCCTGGTCCTGCGGCGAGAACGACTCCGCGCCGCCGGCCGCCTGCTGCTGCTGCATCATGGCGGCGATCTTCTGCTTCTGGTTGTAGAAGAAGGCCGCGATGAGGCGCTGCTCGTCCGGCGTGAGAACCTGGTCGGCCCACAGCGCGGCGTCCAGCTCCTCGAGGAGCGTCTGGATGTCGCGCGGCTGTCGGTCCGGACCGTCCATGCCCGCGATCGCGGGCGGCGCTTCGATCATGCTCACAGGAACCCCCTCGGTTGCGGGAATGGTACGACACGCCGCGCGAAGGCGGCTACTTCTTCTTCGGCATCTTGGAGAGCAGCGCACCGGCAGCGCGCGCGCGAGTGTTCGCCGCGTTCGGACGCACGATGCGAGACTGCTGTTCGGCCTGAATGGCCCCGAGAGAGTCGGATGCCTGCTGGCGCGCCTGCTTGGTGCGCGAGCCGTCCGCGTTCTCGTAGGCCTTCATGTTGCGTGACGCGCCCGATTCGAGTTCTCCGGCCGTCCACTTCTTCATGGGCGGCGCCTTCTTCGGCATCTTCACGCCGGGGTCGGTGCGCTTGGCGGCGCCGCCGGACAGCAGGCTCGTGATTCCCTTCGGCATGTCCCCCTCCTACCGCGTGCCCGCGGTCTGCTTGCGTGACTTCGACATCTGGCCGTTGTCGCTGCTCGGCTTCGATCCACCGCCGCCCTTGCCACCCTGCGACTGCGCCTTCGCGCCCGCGAGCGCGGTGACGAGCTGAATCTGGAGCTCCTCCTGCCGGCGCTGCATGGCGCGCTCGATGAGGTCTTTTTGGCCGGGCAGATCGAGCTGCTCGATGACGTACTGCTCGTCCACGACTCCGCGATCGAACAGCGCGAAAACCTCCTCCGTCGCGAGCATCTTACCAGCAGCGGTCGCGCTGGCGATATCGAACGTCAGGTCGAACTGGTACTCGAACTCGCCGGGCGAGATGGGGAGCTCCTCGCCGTCGCGCGCCATCGCCATCAGCGTGCCGTCCAGCTTGCGGCTCATGTACCGAAGCTGCTTCGTGACGATCGCCGCCATCTCGTCGAGCACCTGCGGCACCTTCGCGCTCGTGCGCTTGAGCGCCTGCGACATCAGCGAGCGGATCGCCGCGGCGGCTTCGATTCCGGCGGGGCGCTGGCCCTGCTGAACGTCGTGCACGCCGGACACCACATCCACGTCGGCCATGCGGCGCTCGAGCATCGCGAACTGGTGCGGCCCGATGCCGTTGATGTCGAGAACCTTGACCTCGGAGCCCTTCTTCTTCACCACGGTGTCGCCGGGGGCGAAGTTGCCGCGGTGGAAGTCGGTTGCCGAGTCTTGGTCGCGGATGACGATGGGAAGCAGTTCGTACTGACTGGCCTCGTCGAGCAGGTGGTACTGGCGGTTGATCGCGCGAATCTTCGACAGCACATGGTCGAGTTCGCCGAACCCGAAGTAGCGGTCCTCGTGCTCGTAGTCGTGGCCGATGACGATGTTCTCGCCGCCCCAGGCCACGTCGAGTTCCTTGCACTGGAGGATGGTGCCGTCCGCGGCGATCGTCGCGATGCGCCAGCCGCTCTCGGTGGCGGGCTCCTCGCCTTCCCAAATGCCTTCGAACTGCGTCCCGTTCTTGTGCCGCCACGTCCCGAGGTACGCGACCTTCATCTTCGAGAGGTCGCGGAACACCATCTGGTTCAGGAACACGGTGTCGGCGCCGTACACGGTCTGGCCGTTGCCGGGAACGAGCCACACGTCGCCGTTCTGGATGCTGGCCGGCGGCCCGTCGAGCCCGGTGTCCTGCGAGGTGGCCGACGTGACCCACGGGAGCGACGAGTATCCGTCGATGTCGCGCGCCGCGTAGTAGTCGTAGTAGTTCTGGATGAGAACCTGGTAGCCCGGTGATGCGAAATCGTCCGCCTTCACCTTCTGCCCGAACACCGCCTCCACCGTGGGGCGCGCGACGGGTCCGGAGAGGAAGTGGTACATCGCGTTCTCGGGCTTCGTCGCGGACGGGTTCGGCATGTAGTGCCAGTTCGACCAGTGTTTCGGGAACGGCAGTCCGGTCCGCGGGTCGCCCACCATGAGGGCGACGTTCCATCCGTGCTTCAGCTTCGAGCGCGTGCCGAAGCGCCGGTAGCGGTCGAACCCCGTGATGTCCATGCACCACGAGGCGAGCTTCTGGTGCTTGCGGATGCGCTGGTAGTTCGCGGAGGAGGCGTAGCGCGGCCGGATGACGGGCCGCGGGCGCTCCGACACGAGCTCGGGCCACACCGTCTCGACGATCGAGAAGGCGTAGTTCGTGATCTCGTTGTTGAAGTTGTCGTTCGGGTTCAGGTAGTGGAACCCGGAGTAGAACCGCTCGTTCATTCGCATACGAGCGAACTCGGGGACCATCGCGGAGAACGACTTCTGGTAGCAGTTGTACACCCAGTTCCGCATCTGGTCGTCGTTCGTGATGTTGACCGGGTACTTGATGTCAGCCGGCTTCACGCGGTCGGTTGCCGTGAAGATGCGTCCGTCGTCGAACCGCTTCGTGAAGGACTTGAAGGCCATCGGCTAACTCCAATCGCTCGGCGGACCCGAGTGTTCCTTCGGGTCGTAGTCGGAAAGGCCACGCTCGCGCTGAATCTGGCGCAGGTGGCGACGGCCCTTGATGACGCAGTTCGTGCTCTGGTTGAAGTGCTCGGGGATGTCCGGCTCGATGCGCGGCATTTCCGAGGGCTTCACGCGCTTGAGCAGCGTGAGCGGAGACTTGCAGCAGGAGCACTTCGGCGCCTTCAGGCGCGACGGCACGTTCTTCCACCGCATCCGGCAGTCGGCCGTCGAGCAGTAGAACTTCGCCATCACGCTCCTCCCTCGCCGCGCATCGCGGCGGCGTGAGCCCGGTAGTACTCCTCGATGAACACGGTCGAGTCCATGCCGTGAAGCTCCCGCTCGTGGATGTAGAGCCGCACGCCCATGTGGGGCTCGCAGCCGATGAGTTCGTTGATGCCGCGTCGGTTGATGTTGTCCTGCCTCTTGCAGTGCAGGCAGAGCACGTCACCGGCGACGTTCGGGATGAACGTGATGTTGCTCTCCAGCGAGTTCTCGATCTTCACCCCATCCTCCCACCGGCTCGGCGAGCCGCCGCACGGCGTTCATTTTCCATCTGCTCGTCGTGCCGTTCAAGTTCCTCGGCCGTGACGCCGGCCATGAGCATCTCGGTCATGGAGAGCCCGGCGCCAGGTCCGCGGCGGCTCTCGGCGCGCGCGAGATGGATGCGGAGCTCCTCGGCTGGCAGCGGCTCGATCGGCGAGTCTGCGCTACCGCGGTGGCCGAACAGCGCCAGCGCGGCCGAAACCACCACGTCGTCGCGCGCGTTGTCGAGGTGGTCGATGCGCCCGCCGTCGTAGATGCACGAGAGCATCTCCTTCACGCACTCGGGGTCGCGGATGCGTCCGGACAGGTGCTTGCGGAACGGGTCGCCGGCGTTGCGGACGTACTCGCGGAAGCTGTTGAAAAGCGGGTCGCGCGTCTTGACGCTGGTGAGGTATCCGAGCCGATCGCTCGTCTTGCTCGCTGTTTTCTCCATGCTCTCGGGGCGCTGCCAGATGTCGGTGCAGCCCAGGTTCTCGAGCGTGGTGATGGTCGTGTAGCCGTGGTTGTTGTACTCGGGGATCACGGTGCCGCGGTTGTACCAGAGCCACAGCCAGTAGCCGTACACGGCGAGGTTCTCGGGAGGCGTCCACCCGTACCAGAAGAAGTCGTAGTCGAGCGTCATGCGGTTGAACACGGCGATCGAACTGCGGTCGCCTCCGCGCACGCCCTCGGCCACGTCCATGCCGATCATGTACTTCACGCGCTCCTTCGGCGGCTCGTACAGGCGGCAGCCGTGCTCGCCTTCCGGGCGCGTACTGGGCGTGAACACCGGCGCCTTCTTCAGGTCGTCCCAGCCGATGTCCATGAGCTGCGGCGGCTCCGCGCGCTCGAGCGTCTCGGGGTCCGTCTCGAGCCCCGACATGCACAGGTACACCTGCACTCCGGCGCGGTCGAACGCGGGGCGCCCGGACGCGAGGAAGCAGGTGCGGTCGTCGCTTGGGTACTCCTGGAGGAAGATTTCCGCGTCGTTGCGGCAGTTGTTCGCGATGCACCACCGGCGCCACTGGAGCTGCTCGTCGTCGAGCTTGTAGAGGCGGCGAAGCTCCTGCTCCTCCTCGTCGAGAACGCCGAGCCCTTTCCACTGGTTTGGCTTGCGCCGGTATGTGGGCTCGGAGAACCACGGGATGAAGATGGGGATGTAGTCGTTCTTGCCGGCCTTCGCGTCCTGCCACCAGTCGTAGAACTCGTTGTGGCCGTTCGGCGTGCTCTCGACAATCACCATCGTGTCGGGATCGGAAGGCACGGCCTGCTGCACGGCGGCGATGATCGTCTTGAGGTTGGTGTAGAAGGCGCACTCGCTCATGTGGAGGTACTGCGCGGTGAGCCCGCGACCGCCCATCTTGTTCGCCATCGCGACGCGCAGCGACGATCCGGAGTCGGCGAACTGGATCATGCGCTTGGTGAAGTACTTCTTCGGGAGCTGGAGCCCTTCGGGCAGGTTCTCGTAGAAGTTGCGCGTCATGTCGAAGATCGACTTCGCCGACTCCTCGACGTGCGCCATGATGATCGCGCGGCGGTTCGCGCGCAGGTGGCAGCGGTGGAAGATGCGCGCCTCGGCGTCCGTCGAGAGGCCGGTCTGGCGGGCCTTGAGCTCGAGGATGCGGATGGGGCGGCCTTCCGCCTCGCAGGTGTCCACGGCCTTCTGGACGACGTGCTGCGAGTGGTTCAGCGTCAGGGGGAGAATCTTTCCCTGCTTCGTGACGATCTTGAGCGCGCCCTCGGCGTAGAGGGGATAGTTCCCGCGCAGCTCCTCGATCGTGACTGCGCGCTCCGCGCTCACCGCGCCCTCGAGTACGGCGTCACCGTGACCACGGTGAAACCGCCGACACCCTCGAACGGAACCGTCTCGTTCTCGACGCGCGGGACGCAGTGCATGTTGTCGTCCTCGATGAGCACGCCCTTCAGCGCGTCGATGATGTGCTTCGGGAGCAGGTTGTCGGTGTCGATGCCGCTCGCGCGCCGGAACGACTTCGTGCGGAGCTTCTTGTGGCTGCCGACGTGGTACACGAGCTCGATCTTCACCGGGACGCGGAACCACGGGCCGTTGAGCGCGACCCACTGACGAACCTTCAGGCCGATCGCGAGCAGGCACTCCTGCTTCGTGTTGATCGCTTCGTCGGCTCGCACCGACCAAAACTTCCTCGTCCAGAAGTTGAGCGAGAGAGGCAGGCGATCGAGGCGGAACGAGATCGGCTCTCCCGGCTGCGGCTCACCGGGGCCGAAGCGCACGGCTGCGTTGATGGTCATTTCGTGGCCGCCATCTCGGCGAGAGCCTTGCCGGCGGGGTGCTGGATCGCGACCAGGAACGCGGCGGCGTAGTGCATCTGCTCCTTGTCCTTCGTGTCCTTGCCGCGGTCGAGGAGTGCCTGGAAGATTTCGTGCTGCTTCGTGATCCAGTGCGTGTTGTCGGTGAGCACGAGCGCCATGAAGTCGGTCTGCGCTTCCCACGCGAGGAGCTGCGCGATCGTGACTCCGTACCGCTTCGTGAACTTCTCGCGGTTGGACAGCTCGGCAGGGCGATCGGCCGGCGGCAGCGTCAGCCAGTGACGGTAGGCGGCGCGGATGATGTTGTAGTGCTTGGGCTCGGCGCCACGGGGATACGCTCCAGCGGCATCAGAGGGGGCGGGCTCGTCGTCGCTGCTTCCCCCGCCTGCCGCGGGCTCGCCTTCTTCACCATGCCCCTCGACGACATCGCCTCCAGCAGCAGGTACACGTTCGAGTCCAGCTTCTCCAGCGCCAACGCCGCCGTCAGGCTCGAATCCGTCTGCTGCTGCACCTGCGTCGTCAGGTTCGCGATCTTCTCCTCGAGCTGGCGCTCCCTTCGCGCCGACTCGAACAGGAGGTCCGCCGAGCCCTGCACCGCCTGCGCCGCGTGCAGCATCGTCTCCCCGGCTGCTGACCGTGAGAGTGACGACTGCCTTCCCATCCAGAACGCCACCACCGCCACTGCCGTCACTGCCAGGATTTCGAGCCACATCACGTTCCCTTCTTCGTGAGGTCACTTGCCGCCATCGCTGCTCCGCGTGCGAGCAGCAACAGCGAGGCGGACGAGATCGACGATCGACACCGGCGCTTGTTGTGCCCCGCCTTCCCGCACAGGGAGCACTTCGACCCCAGGCCCGTGCGGTTCACGAACCCCGGCGGCACCTTCGCTCCGTCGTTCGGGTCCGGAACCAGCGCCGTCTGGTGCTGCGCCTGCGCCACCGCCACCATGTACGTCGCCGGGTCCACCTTCGCTGCCAGGGCCAGACGGTAGGCCACGGAAAGGCGGAGGTCCGGGGCGCGGCGGAGCCAGTAGCGGCGCGACTTGGTGATCCCCGCCCGCTTGTACACCCGGTACAGGGAAATCGAAGGCGGCTTCATCGCCTCGAGGATCGCCTGCCACGGCGGGCTGGCTGGTTCCGCTGGCGGCTGCGGCTGCGTCGTTGCAGGCCTGGCAGCGCCCCCACTCACCTTTCGGCTGGACACCGTGCTCCTTGCAGCGGACGTGGTAGGTGATGAGGCACGTTTCACACACGCCGCGGTTCGACGCTTCGCCGAAGTGTGCTTCATCGACGAGGCGCCCGATCTGACGACCATGTTCGTTGCAGTGGACTTCCCACTCGGTCATGTCGGGCTCCTTGCCGAGAAGCCCGATCGGGATGACGAAATCGTTCATGCCTTGTTCTCGTCGAGCTTGTGGTCGCCGCACCAGTCGTCGCGCTTCACGACCGGGTATCCGCCCAACGTCGGAGCGTGGCGCCGGCAGCGACCGACCTCGAATGCGGTTCCGATCGCCTTCTCGCGCTGGTCCTTCCTCACGTACCACATGCACGTCGAGCAGCGCACCCCCGCGGAGCGGTGCTTCCACGAGTCGACGGGACGGACGCCATGCTGCACGTCGATCCCGATGTTGGCACCTGCGAGAGTCGCTCCGAGCGACGTGAGTTCCGCGTCGTACTGCGACACGGGTTCCGTCGTGTTCCACGGACGAGTGAACCCGTACCGATCGCACACCGAGATGATGAACTCCTCGATCCCGAGCGGCACGCGCTTGTGCAGTCCGTCGAGCCCGGGAGCTAAGTGCTCGAGCAACATGCGAGCCTCGGCTCTGGCAGCGTCGTGTGCGAGGCTCACGGCTGCGTCCGCTGCGCGAGTCGGTCCCACGAGGACGGCGCCGCGGCCGGCGTCACATCCCCGGCGTCGGCGACGGGCTGAACTCCGAGCCCGGGGTCGGAGGCAGGGGGCGCTCCGTCCGCCGGCGCCGCGGCTTCCGACGCTGCCGGCGCTCCTTCTTCCGGAGCAGGCGCCCCAGCTCCACCACCATCCGGAACCGCTGAAGCGGCGACATGCTCATGCTGCGTCTCCTTCACTTCGGACTTCTTCGGCGTCATCTTCGACCTCCTGGCCTTCGACGAAACGGAGAGGCCGACCGTCCGTGCCCTTGAGCACTTCGCAGTCGGCCGCCCACACCCAGTACTTCTCGCCCCGGCGGTACAGCGGCTCGAGGCAGATCACCTGCGACAGCTCTCCCTCGGCGCCGACGTGCGCGACGTACCCTCGGACGAACAGCGCCAGCGGTACGCACCAGAAGCGCACCACCATGCCGACGCTGACCTCGAGCCCGTTCAGTCCACTCGTCATGACGCCCTCCAGGGTTCGCGGCCGGTCTGGTGCGAGTCGGGCCGGGCCACCGAGTCCTGCCCCTCTACCCGCTCCTCCTTGCCGCTTCTTGTTGGCGAGCCCCCTCTGGCTCTGTCTGTCCTCGGGCCGGCTGAAGTTCCGTCCTCGAGGGCTCGCCTCACTTCTTGCGGGGGGAGGATTCGAACCTCCAACCTTCCGGGTATGAGCCGGACGCTCTGCCAGTTGAGCTACCCCGCCTTGCCTCCCAAAGTTGCGGCGCCAAGCCCTACTCGAGCCCGTGTGGCCCCCGATGACCGCGTGCCACGAGCGGTTTCTCGGCGCCTGCACCCACCATGACCGCTCCAAGTTTCGCTGTCAAGCCCCATCTGCGATGTTCCCCGTGGAACGACCACCCCCAGCGCAGGAGTCCCACCGGAGTCCCACCAGGCCCCTGTCCACTTTCCTACCACACCGGCCAGTTCTTCGCCGATCGACACACAGCGCGTCCGCACTGTGCAAAGAATCGCACCCGCCACGACCGTTCAGCGCATTCCCCTTGACTCTTTTTCCATTCCCCCCTACAACCCCCCTGTGGGCAGTCGGCGCTCCTACCTCGCTCTACCCGTTGCGCCGGCACGGCGTTTCTCTTATGTCCTGCCTCTGATCTCCCAGTGCGTCCGCCTGGTCGAGTCCCGAGCCCGCCAGGCCAGCGAAGCGCAGCCGCCGCGGGCGAGCGCATATCCACCGGGCCGCGTATATCGGGAAACCCCCCTCTACACGGCTGCCGGCGGTGGCGGCGCTGCGAGTCCCCTCGAGGTGGGGTCGGGCTCGACGTGCGGCGGCGGGCGCGGCGTGACGGGGGGCGGGGCGCGTGCGCTGGCCGGTGGCCTGCCGCGCCGGGCGATGCCCGGCTTTGGCGCTGTCTGCCGCCTCACCCGGCCCCGGCTGGGCGCGCTTGGGGTTCTGTGCGCCCGCCTGCGGGCGTCCGGCTGGGCGTCGCGGGGCGGCTCTGCCTGCGGCGAGGGCGAGGGGCGAGGGCAGCGGAGCGCCCCCGAGGCCCGAGCGCCGAGCCGCGCCGGGGAGATCGTCGAGGCGCGCGCGCGATGCCGCCGCCTGCCGCCTGCCGGGCCCGCCTGCGGAGCCCTGCGCGGCCCCCGTGGCTGCCCGTGCGAGCCCGCCGCGCCCCTCGTGCGAGCTGGGGGACGGGCCACCGCTGGCTGGGCGGGCGCTCGCCTTCCCCTCGGCGCGGGGCGGCACTACTGAAAGGCAAGTGTGTCCGGAGGGGCATAAACAAAGGGCGGAATGCATGGCATATCGCTCCTGGCCGCTGTTTATGCGGGTTTGGCGCATGTCGGGCAAACGTGTGGGGCATGGGGCTTGACGCCTAGCCCCGGGGGCGTGCTAGATTAAAAGTGCAGGCGGCGGCGATTGCTGCCGATGCTCGGAGGGCCGCCAATGGTGGCGGCAAACATCGGAGGGCTAGACGATGACGGCAGAGCAGGCGGGAAGGCTCGCGGCGATACGATCGCGGCAGATCGAGGGCGCGGAGGCTGCACACCGGGCGCAGGCGAACGCGCGCGGCGCGGCGTTGCGTGCTGTTGTGGCGATGGTCGAGGCGACGCCGAGCCCGACGCTGGGCGAGGCTTCGGAGATGCTTCGGGACGTGCACGCGCTGGCGCTGGCGGCGTTGGTGATGAGCGGAGGGCAGCGATGAGCGCGGCGCGGTGTGAGTGGTGCGAGGGGCTGGGCGGGAACGTGACCGCCGGGAACCTTGTCGCGGAGTGGGGGCACTCGCGGCTCGCGTTGGCGCTCGCCGATGCGGTGACGCGCGCGGGGCGCGAGCATGGCGGGACGGCGTACCTCGGCAAGCGGGATGCGCTCACGGCGTTGACGTACCCGGTGCATCCCGTGACCGGCGAGCCCATCGAGAACCGTGGCGCGCTGCTCGCGCGCTTCGCGCTCGGATGGTCGGACCCCGATTTCTACTCGCCGGGCGAGCGGCTGCTGTCGGACCTGTTGCCGATGCTGCCCGATGCGCTGCTGTGCGCGGTCGCGTGCTCTGCGGTCGAGATTCTGGAAGGGCGGGAAGGGTGAGCCGGGCGCGGTTGGTCCGGTGCGCGTGCGGAGCCGAGCGCGTGCGAGAGGTCGAGGTGTGGCGCGTTGACGAGGTGCGCGGCGCGGTTGTGCACGTCGAGGCGTTCGCGGGCGAGCCCGAGAGCGCGCACGCGGCGGGCGAGTGCGTGGTGCACCTGTTGGGCGGGACCGCTCGCCCGTGGCGCACCGTCTCGCCGGAAGGTGTGCACGATGAGCACGCCGCCTGCCCCGCGTGGGCTCGCGGCTACATGGGGAGGGCTTGACCGTGGCGAACTCTCTCGACGTTCGGCCCATCCTCGCGGCGCTCGCGCCGCGTGCGGCCTGTTGGAGCTGTGGAACGCGCGCCGTTGTGCGCGCGTTCCCCGATGCGGACTTCATTCGGTCCCCGCACGCGCTCGGCGGCTTCCTCTCGGCCTGCCCGGCGTGCGTGGCGGACGTGCGCGCGTGCGCGCGCCTCTCGCGCACGATCTCGCGCGCGCTCAACCGGCGCGCGCGGGGACATGACCGCCTGCGCGAGTTCCGCGCCCGGGCGAAGGCCCGGCGCGCGCTCGCGCGTTTCATCACCATGCACGCCGCGTGCGCGGCGCTCGGGGGTGTGCTGTGAACCATCGCCGCATGTATCAGGGGGGCGCGCTCATGGTGAGCGCGTCCCGCGCCGTCTCGATCTTCGCGGCCATCGTCGCCGCGTGCGTGCTGTTCGTCTGCTACCTGTGGGCCGTGTCTCTCGGCCTGCCCAACCTGTAGGGGGAGCCCGTGACCATCTCCGAAATCAGAGCCCGCAACCGTGCCGCCGGGCGCGAGTTTTTCAGCCACGGCGCGCGGCGTTTCTTCGCCTCGCGCAACCTGCGCCCCGTGTGCCCGCTTCCGGACGGCGGCGCGCTGTTCGTCACGTCCGAATGCGCGCCGGGGGACTACGCGCCGCGCCGCGCTCCGCGCTACACCGTGCGCGAGATGACCCCGACCGGCGAGGTTTACACGGCGAGCGGTTTCACGTTCCAGCAGTTCGGCACCGCCTCGGAGGCCGTGCGCGCGATGCGCGAGGCGGCGAGGGCGCGCGCGTGAGCGCGCGAGACCTGTTCGCGCCGGGGGCCGCCGCCGCGCGGCCCCTGCGCGTGCTCATCGCTTGCGAGTACTCGGGGCGCGTCCGTGATGCTTTCCTGGAGCGCGGGCACGAGGCGCTTTCGTGCGACTTGCTCCCCACCGACACGCCCGGGCCGCACTATCAGGGCGACGTGCGCGAGCTGCTCACGCCGGGCCGGTGGGACGTGATGATTGCCCATCCGCCGTGCACATACCTGTGCCTGTCCGGCCTGCACTGGAATAACCGCATCCCGGGCAGGCGGGAAAAGACGGCGCAGGCGCTCGAGTTCGTGCGCGAGCTACTCGCCGCGCCCGTGCCGTGCATCGCACTGGAGAACCCGGTTGGGGCCATCTCGCGCCACATCCGCAAGCCGGACCAGATTATTCAGCCGTGGCAGTTCGGGCACCCCGAGAGCAAACAGACCGCGCTATGGCTTGTCGGCCTGCCGCTGTTGCAGCCGACGCGCGTATTAGAGCCGGAGGCGTTCCAGCTCAACGGGCGCCCGCGCTGGCGCAACCAGACCGCGACGGGGCAAAACAAGCTCGGCCCGTCGCCCGACCGTTGGAAGATTCGCAGCGAAACATACCCGGGCATCGCGCGAGCGATGGCCGAACAATGGGGGGGCTAGATCGTGAGCAATCCGAACACGAGGAACACCGACCGCAACCGCCCGTGGCTTGACGAGAGCGGCTACTTGCTCCGGCGCTTGCCGGCGGCGTGCATCGAAGAATGCAGCGGGCCGGGCGAGCGTGGGCCGGCCACGCGGCACTGGGTCCGGCGGCTCAAGTTCGAAGTGCCGCGGGAAGTCGCGGTCGAATGGCTCGCGCAGTTCGGCGCGTGGGATCGCGGCGAGCTCGCGCAGGCGGACGCGGAAACTATCGCGGGGCGCGTGCTGTGGCTCCTGTGCTGCGACGCGAACGAGATGCGCGCCGAGGGCGAAGCGAACGCCCAGCCTTTCGGGGTGTGCCTGTGAGCGCGCGGGGCGGCTACTACGCGCACCCGAGCCACTGCGACCGATGCGGCGGGGCTATCCCGCCGCGCAACCCGAAGGGCGGCCCGACCGGCTACGCCACGACGCGCGAGGGGCAGACGATCTGCTACCCCTGCGCGGACGCCCAGTGCCTCGCCGAGTGGAACGCCACGCCCCCGGGGGAAGGCTTCGTCGCCTACCTCTCGGGCGACGGTCGCGAAGTGCAGACGTGGCCGGGCGCGCGCCTCGCGCGCGTGACGTGGCGAAACGTGGTCAGGCGCTACACCCCGACCGGCGGCGCTTACGAGTGGCACAGCATCCGCGCGCGCGATGACGCCGGGCGGGAGTGGTACGGCGGCGGGCTCGGGCATGGCATGTATTGCCGCCTGCGCCCCCGGAAGGTTTCGACCCACTGACACCACAGGCGCGCGCCGGTCGCCGTCACGGCGCGCGCCTCGACCTGACGGCGGGAGACTCCCGAACATGACGAACGAACCCACCGCTACGCCCGCGCCTGCGATGCCTCGCCGCGCGCTGGGAATCGCCCGTAGCAACCGCTCCCAGGCCTTCGCGGAAGTCGAAATCCGAGAGGGCGGAGAGCTTTCGATCTGCGCCACCATCACGGACACCGCCGGGAACTACACCGGCGGCCAGTGCCTCGACCAGATCGAGGCCGAGGCCCAGCGCATCGCCTCCGAACCGGGCGGCGAGCGGCTCATGTCGCATGTGGACCTGCGCGAGCTGTGTCGTATCTGGCATGACTGGCACCTGAACCACATGCGCGCCGGGTGCAATCATCAGCGCGCCAAGTGGAACACCTCCGACCCCATCACGTTCAAAACGTACAGCATCGAATGGGACGATATGCGCCGCATCGAGCGCGCCGCGACCATCAAGGCCGGAGCGGACGCCCCGCGCGGCGACGCCCTGGCCCGCGCGTGCGACTCCGCCGCGCGCGTGCTCATGCTCACCGGCGCGGGCATCAAGCCGTTTGCGTGGGTCGCTCTGCGCGAGGGATGGGAGCCGGTGCTGTCGCGTTCTTTCGAGATCGTCACCCAGGCCGAACTCGCCGCTTATCGCGCGGTGGCGGCGAAAACGGACGGGTACGGGGTTTGGAGCTGGCGTGGGAAAACCCGCATGGGCGAGCCCAAGCCGCCCGTAATCGTCAAGACTGACGTTCGGCTGTCCGGGTCCGTGCGTCCCGAGGAACACCCAGACGGCAAGCTCGGCAAGCCGTGCGAGGTCTGCGGTCACAAGTACGGCGCGGCGTGGCTTCGCGAGGAACTGCCCGCGCATGTGGTCGAGAGCCTGCACACGATCTGCGCGCGCGCGCTCGCGGCCCCGTCTCGGGATGATGCCTTCGCCGCGCTGGGGTTTTCTCTCCGCCACACCCGGATTGAGAAGCGCCACGGACGCACCGATTTCGGACCCGGCGCGCGGCACTGGGAGTGCGAACTGTCGAGGCAGGGGCGCACGATGCGCTTTGAGTATTCGCAGGGCAGCGCGCACAAGAAACCGCCTACGCTCTCGGACGTGATCGAGTGCCTGCGCTCCGATGCGAGCCTCGCCGCCGATGAGTCGGGGGCCGAGGCGTGCGGCGTCAAGCCGTCGCAGTGGGAGAAACTGAAGCGCGATGCGGAAGCGTTCCGGGCTGTGGTCGGAGACGCTGCCGAGGCGCTGGGCCTGTAGTCACACGCGGCGCGCGCCTGCGCCCGGCGCGCGCCGCTCAACCTGGGCGCGAGGAAATCCCCGAATGAAGCGTAACCGCACGATCACCCGCCGCCTCATGCAGCGCCGCGCCGAGCTGGAAAACCGCAAGCGCGCGAAGCGCCACCCCTCCGGCCAGCGTGCCGCCATCATCCGCGCCCACGGGCGCGGCGTCGGTTCCAGCATCGGCACGCTCGGCGCGCTCGGCGCTTTCTTCTCTCGCATCCTCGGAGGGCGCTAGTCATGGGCGTTGACACCTGCACGATCGAGTGCTCGGAAATCGTTCTCAAGCCGGGCACCGAATCTGCCGCGCTGGCTGCCGCGCTCGCCATCGCCACGGCCACGGGTTGCGAAGGTTCCACCGTCGAGGCGATGCACGAACATTTCGGCATCGAGGAGGGCAACGATTTCCCCAGCTTCGGGCTCGCGGACTCGCGCCCGCCGTATTTCTACGAGGCAACGCTCCCGCACGGGTTCCACGAAGGCATCGGGCCGCAGATTTTGGCCGAGGCCATCGCGCCGTATGTGATGCCCGGCTGTTGGTGGGCCTACGAGAGCGACGGGGACGCCTGGTGCATCGCCTTCGACGGCGAGCGCGTGCACTTCCCCAACATCCTGCCCGATCTGCCCGGCGTGCCGTTGCGCCGGAGCACCGGGAGCGGCACGGCCACGATCACGCACACCCCGGAGGCCACCGAATGAAGCGCCGCACGGCACCCCGTATGCCGGTGCCGTGCGCCGAGTGCGGCAAGCCCGTGCCCCAGCCACAGGGGCGCGGGCGCACTCGCGTCCGGTGTCCCGGCGTGTGCGCCGCGAAGGCGCAGGCCCGGAACCTGTACATCTTCCGATGCGGAACTCCCGAGGAACGCGAGGCGCACGCCCTGCGCTCCCACATCGTCAACACGCGGGCATCGCGCCTGCGACACCTGGAAGTGCTCAACGATCGAATCGCCCGCACCGAGCGCACCGGCCAGCGCGCGCTCGCCACTCTCACCGCCCAGCGCGATGCCATCGCGCTGGAAATCGCGAAAGACTCGCAACCGTGAAAACCCCGATGACCGACAACGAACGGAAGCTCATCGAAGAAATCCAGTGGTGGCAGATGCACTGCCTCACGCACCGGCACGGCTACCTCGACGATGACGGCGACTTCGTGTGGATGGATGGGGCAGATTGGTGCCTCCAGGCCATCATCGCGAACGAGGAACAGGCGAAGCGTCAGGGCGAAGCGGAGGACGTGGCGCTGTGGTCCTACATGCGCGTCACCTGCTTGGAGTGGCTGCACGAACAGGCCATTGAAGAAAACGCACGCCGGGAGGCCGCGCACGCATGAGCACGCTCGCATCGGTCGCCCGTCTGGTTCTCCTGACCCTCGCCCTCGCCGCACTCATCGCAACGGCCTTCGGAGGATGCCACCGATGAAACAAGATTCCGTCTTGACCCCCGAGCAGATGTCATTCGTGTGCCAGGGTACGCCGCGCCCGCGCGGCCTGTGGACCTCCGCACTGGGGCGGCTGCTGTGCCGGATGCTCGGGCACGATGCCATCCCCGGAGCCGCCTACTTCCGCGACGATCTCCCGCGCGCCACGCTGCACGTTTGGGCGTGGGCCTGCCCGCGTTGCGCTCTGCGCTTCGCGCGCATGTACTACGAGACGCCCGCCGACGATGGCGCGCTGGAACGGGTCGCGCTCACCAACATGCACGAACTCTATCTCGACGTGCTCCACGAGACGAACCTGCGGCAGCACTTGCTCGGACGCGCGCCGGTGCGCGCCGTGGCATCCCTGGAGCGCCCCACCGCGCCCCAAGTCATCCGCTTCTAACCCACCCGCAACACAGCGGCCCCCGGTCACTCGACCGGGGGCCGCTTCGCTTTGCTCCGCTCCGCTTGGCGCTACAGCGCGAGGTCCGAAGCCGCGTCCCCGCACTTCCGGCGGAACAGCCAGCCGCACCCCTTGCAGCTCGTGTGCAGGTGCTCGCCGAACTCGGCGCACGGCTGTTCGATCTGCGGGTCGAGCGTCGCCACCTTGCCCGGGCAGAACTGGTCATCCCACAGCCCACCGTCACGGTCCGGCTTCGCGCCACACTTGGGGCACGCCTCGGCGTGCGCCGTGAACTCGAGCACGGGTCCGATCAGCCGCTCGCGATGCTCCGCCACAGACACGCGCGCGTCGCTCACAGCAACTTGCCGGTTCCGCTGTTCCCTGCCCATCTACGCCTCCTTCCGGCGCCACTGCGAGCACGCCGGGCTCTTGAGTCGAATGTCGCTCCCGGGCCCACTCGTGCGTTTCACGAGTGAGCACTTCCAGTAGTTCCGCGTGCGCCCGACCGCGTAACAGCACGCGCACGTCTTGCACGTCTCCCCCGCCGGCCCCGAGCCCGGGCGCGCGGCGTAACCCCACACCGGGTTTTTCACGAACACGGGCGGCGGACCGCCGAGCATGTCGAGCTGGTCATTGATCGGAGCCTGGCGCTTCACGGCTTCCCCCACATGAACGGCGGCGGCTCCACGAGCCACAGGTGCCGCATGTTCGCCACGTTGACCACGCAATCGTCGGGCGGGAACAGCTCGACGGCACACACATCCCCGCGCCCGCACTCGCGCTTGAGCTGCATGATCTGCTCCCACGAGATGCCGTCGCGCCACGCGCCGAGCTCCCGCTTCACGCGGTTGACCGTCATGCGGACGTGCTCGCCTTCGCGGCAGAGCTGCACCAGGAACGCGCGTGACAGCCAAACCTCGAACGGCCGCCTCGCACCGTCGTCGGTGTCCGGCCACTCCTCGAGCGGAATCGGTCGAAGCCATGCGCTCTTGAGAGCCTCGTCCATCACACTCACGGCACCACCACCACTTTCCCGCGGCACCCGTCGCCGCGCCCGTTGCGTGACCACGCCCACGCCCACGTCGGCTTGCGGCCGGCGGGAATCGTGACCGTGAACTTCTGCCCGGCGCGCCCCTGGGCGGTGCCGAGCGGGAACGTGT